GGAGATAAAGCAAAAGCAAATTCAATAGATGACACTACCGATAAAGCAATTGATAAAGCAGGTGGTGGTGATGGTAATACTGCGACAGATACAGAAACAGGAGACTCACAGACTGCAGACACAACACCATCAACCAATAATACCAGAGTCTTTCAGAACATGCAGTATCCTGCAAATATAGCAGATAATCAGGATGTTATTCAGTTCACTGCACTATCATATGATGCAAAGAAAATTCAAGGATTTAGTTTTAGTGCAAGAGAAAGAGTTGAACCTGGTAGTAGTGGTGGTAGAAGTAAAGGAACGGTAACTTTACCAATTCAATCTGGTATCAAAGATCAGAATGCTGCTGGTTGGGGTGAGGATGAAATGACTGCTGCAGGTATAGCAAAAGCAGGAATTGCACTGAACACTATCACTGCTGGTGCGGAAGGTTTTGATCAATCTATAACTGACTTAAAAGATCAATTGTCAAATGCGGGCACTCAAGATCAACTTAAAAAATTTACAGCATCAACTTTTGCAGAAAAAGCTGCTGATGTAAAAAATCTTTTATCAAGAACTCAAGGTCAGATCGTCAACCCCAATCTTGAACTTCTTTTCCAAAAACCATCATTGAGACCCTTCTCCTTTCAGTTTAAGTTATCTGCAAGAAATGATGGAGAAGCAAAAGAAATTATTAAAATTATTAGATTCTTTAAACAAAACATGGCACCACAAAAAGGTGGTGGAAGTGGTGGAACATCTGCAAATTTATTCCTGAAAGCACCAAATACCTTTCAAGTACACTACCTGAATAGATCTGCTGCTGGTGGAGGTGATGAACACAAATACATAGGTAGGGTAAAAGAGTGTGCAATGACATCGTTTGAAGTTGATTATACTCCTGACGGACAATATTCAACACTCAAAGATGGTTTTATGACATCATACACAATTTCATTAACAATGAAAGAACTTGAGCCAGTATTTTATGAAGATTATGAAGGTCTTGCAGATGACGAAATAGGATTCTAAAATGTCAAACTACTTCAACAGAGTTCCAGATTTTGAATATGTTAGCAGACTACCAGATGCTAACATATCAGACTACATTCCTGTAAAAAATCTATTCAAAAGAGGTCAACTCAGAGAGGATATCTTCCAAGATCTTTCTGTATTCACAAAGTATCAGATCAAAGGAGATGATCGTCCTGATAATGTTGCTGCTGACTATTATGGAAACTCTGATTTTGATTGGTTAGTTCTAGTTTGCAATAATATTCAGAACATTCAAACAGAATGGCCATTAACTCAAAGAGGATTTGATTCATTCTTGTTAGAAAAGTATGGTACTTATGAAAATATAAATGCAACACATCACTATGAAACTGTAGAGACTAAAAATAGTCTGGGTGTTGTGATGGTAACACCAGGTCTTAAAGTTCCATCAGATTACAGTATCACATACTTTGATAATGGTGGTTACACAACATCAAGACCAGTCAAAGAGGTAACGAATCTTCAATATGAAGAGCAGTTACAAACGAATAGAAGGAATATTTTCTTACTGAAACCAAGATACACTCAGATTGCATTGGATGATCTTGAGATTCTTATGACATACAAAAAAGGTTCTAGTCAGTATAAGACTAGAACCTTGAAAACTGGTGATAATATCAGACTTTATAGTTGATTACTTTATCAATAAATTAGCATAAGCTGCGACGACCAAAAGAGTCAAGCACAGTTGATTATACCTCATCACTCCTCAGCAAGTTTCTGGAAGTAGGACAGGGCATCATCTTCATCTTCATCCTTTGATGCTACAGGAGTGATGTCTGGTGCGTTGAAGTCAGCAGTGGGTTCAGGACGACGGGACTTAAACTCAGGAGCAAAAGATCCACGATCATTGTCCTCATCTGCAGTCTCCTCATCAAAACGAGCAGGAGCAGACTTCTGTCCCAGAACCATCTTCAGACGATTCTGTAGTTGCTCATAAGACTTGAACTGATCAGCAGCAGTCAGAGCAGTCAGTGAATACTGCTTCTTCCAAAGTGCTTCCAGTGCATCGTCATCATCAAGCAGAGGAGAAGGTGCTGCGAACTCAGAAGAATCATAGTTCCAGTAACCTGCAACCTTCTTCAGTTTGAGTTTGAAGTTAGCACCAGCCCAAAAGTCAAAAGGATTGATGGCAGTCTCATCCTCATACTCAGGTTGCATTGCTTCCATCACCTTGTCAAAGATCTTCTTACCAAACTTGTAGAGGAAGACTTTGCCTTCGTTCTGAGGGTTTGCTTTGTCCTGCACAACATAGATGTTGGCATAGTAGGACAGTTTGCGTTTCTGCTTACGAACGGTGTCCTTATCAGAATCAAGACCACTGTTCCAGAGTTCACGGTTGTGCTCAGACACGGGATCCTTCTGACCCAGAGTGGTCAGGGAGTTCTCAATGTACCAACCACCAGGACCTTGGAAGGCATGGGAGTACATCTTTGCCCAAGGGAGTTCTTCTCCGTCAGGGGCAGGAAGGAAACGGATGACTGCATAACCATTGCCAGTCTTGTCCATTTCTGGTTTCCAGAGACGGTCATCTCCACCGCCACTAGTATTGTTCATCTTCTCAACTTCCTTAACCAGTTTGGAAGTCAGTGAACCAAGAGAAGATTGCTTCTTAAGATTTGCGAATGACATTCGGATTACCTCGGATTTGTACGGATTTGGCTTGTGTGTACCTCTGTATTCTACAGGTCAGAACCAGACTTGTCAATCTGATCCTTCATCACTTCAAGCATTTTTGACATGTTGGTGAATACCGTATTCATGTCAGAGTTGGGTGGGAGACCCATCATAGTTGCGGATTCAACAATGCGATCCTTCATCATCTTTGCTTCGGGATCATCTGATAAACTCAGACGAGTATAAAGAATTCTCTGTTTATCAAGAAGTCTTTCCAACATAGCTACATGAAACTTTTTCTCCTCTTTATTCATAGAGGGAAACTTAAAGACGTTACGATAAACATCTTCTTGCAACTCACTTATTTCCGTCATTTCTGCACGGACTACATCGGAATCGAAAAAACTCATTACCTTAATACAACCTGTTTAAGAATTTTTTTATAACGAGATACCTCAATATTTAGGAATGGTGAATATTTCTTCATCCTCATACTGACGGTTTCCCACACTGGATCAGATAATTTGTTGTCCCAGTCTTGCCTAAAACCTAGAATCCTATCAAGGATTACAAAGGTTTCAATTGAGATATTATCTCTCAGATATTCTTTAAGGATTTGTGGATGACGAGATCCATCCATAGAAAACATAGTATCAAAGTTACCATCTGAAAAGATGGACTCTGTTTCTTCCTTGAAAAGATATGAGAGTGACTGAGTTCTTTTCTTCCATGAAGTGTATCTACCTTCACCTTCTCGTATCATTTCTCCTATCCAAAGCTTACTTGGATCAGTGCAGGTAATAAAGTTAGATACAAAGAACTCAATTACTTCTTTGTCGTCTTTGTTTCGTGCTAGTTTTTCAAACCAGAAACGATCTTTTCTTTTGTAGAAAGATTGTACAGTTGCACGACTCTTTCCACAATACTTATGATAGTCATACTTTTCTTTCGTGAAGTGGTTCTTCAACGAAAGATATTGCTTGTAGGCATCAAAGGGCATCATCAAAAAATAGTAAAGATCTAACTATTATTCTTCTTCTCCTGAATTTCAGCACGTCTTGCTTTTGCAAGTTTACTTAATTCTCCAAGAGCCTTACGTGCTCTTGTACCTGCTACTTTAACACCATTAGTGTCAAAGGATTCTGCTTCTTTAAGGTAAGAGTTGAAAGACTCTACAATTTGTTCGTGTAAATTCATTTTTTTAAATAGGTAATTTTGCGCGTGAACTCCTCTTCAGAAAATTAAGTTCCTGGGCTTCGTACTTAATCTTTTCTTTCAGAGGTTTAGAAATTAGTTTAGGGACTGACTCTAAATCAATACTATTCTTTTCACAGAAGTGAATGATAGCATCAATATAACTCATCTTTTCATCATTAAGAACAAGGGTTTCAATCTCTTGTGCAAAACGAGATGGACAGAAAAATTTATTCTCTAGTGCTTTCTCTAGTTCATTCCCCATTCTCTGACCCAGTATTGTGATGTACAAATTCTTTAATGTAACGAACTAGGAGTTTAATATAATCCCCTTTGTTCCTTTTGTCAAACACTTTAACATCACCACCAGGTGTAACCATTATGGTGATTAATTTCTTGACAGGAATTCCAGTTAACTCATAGTAAGCAGACGCATAGAACATTTCCTGAACGAAATAGTTCTCTAACCATGCTTCTGGTTTAATCTTTTCAGATGTCTTAAAGTCTATGACTGCTAGTTCGCCTTCATACTCGCCAATACAATCAACTCTACCTGCTAGACCAAGGTACTCAGAATAGAGTGTCCTTTCTATGGCGTGTATATTATTTATCTTGTCCAGATATGGCTTAG